TGACATAGGCGATTGCCCAGCTGATATTGTCTTCGTTGTACTCTGCCGCCGCGTACAGGATTGCGTCCAGTGCCTGCCCAGTATCGGTATCGGTATCGGTACCGGTATCGAATCCGCACGATTCCAGCTTTTGGGACAGCTTGAAATAACGCTTGCGTTTCAGCTTTTTAAACTTCGGCTCGTCTTTGCGTTGCCGTCTCAAGTGCCACAACGCCTTTTCCAAGTCTTCGCGGCCGCCGTCTTCTTTGTGCAGGAAAATATATTTAAACGCGCTGCCCAAGTGGAAATTGAGATGTTGCGTAAAATCGTTACACGATAAATCGCGGGCGCGGTAGCGGTTGGGGTTTTCAGGTTTCGGGGTTGGGGTTGTCATTTCATTTCCTTTCTGTCGGTTTTTTGTCTAAAGCCTGACGCGGCTTTTTTCTAATATCCACGTGTCGATTTCCGATTCCAGCCACGCCGTGGCGTTGCCGCTTAATTTAAACGGCCGGGGGAATGTCGGGTCGTGGCGGATGTTGCCCCGGTCGGTCTTTGCCCACACAAAGTTCTCGCTCACGCCCAGCTTTTCGGCTACTTCCTTAACCCTTAACGCGCGTTCCGTGTAACTCATGCCGCCTCCTTTTGTTTTGCGTAAAAAATACGGTTCTGCTTATGTATTTCGGCATTTAAAACCGGCTCGGTCTCTTTAAAGGCTTGGATGTAGTGCTGCCAGCTCGCAATGCCCAACACGGCGCGGAAATTTTCCAGCGTGTCGTCCAAGTGCTTCAGCTCGTCGCCCGTCGCCAGCCAACGGCCGCGCGATTCGGCGCGCATCTTCATGCCGCCCAACAGATCGGGCGTTTTGTCGGCGGCTATTTCGTACAAAATATCAAACTCCAACCGCGCCTTGAGTTCGGTTTCCGCGTCTGCCTTAATCGGTGTTTTCTTCAGCACGGCCAGCAATCCGGCGTAAAGGTAATGCGCCGCGCATGAGGAATAAAAATCTGTATGCTCCGCCTCCCCGGCTTTGAGTTTGACGATAAAGCGCACCATCGGCCGCGTGATTGCCGCAATATCGGCCGCGCCCAGCGGTTCGTTGCTCGCCGCCTTGGCCGCGAACTCGACCGCCCTGTCCCCGTAGCCGGACAGTAAAAGCCGGCGCGGGCGGTATTTTTTCCGGGGTTTTTTGTTTGTTGCCATTTTCGCTCCTTGGAATTTGCTTCTTTTGGGTAAACTGTTAATAACTTGTGTATAACTTGCTTACGATTGGGCGGCATACAGCCGCGCCATCTGTTTTGCGGCTTCCCGACGCGCCCGGCGCGCGCTTTTCAGCAGGCTCTCGGCGGTGTCGTATTGCGGCGGGGTGTAGCGTACGGTCAGCGAGCGGCGGACGGCTTCGTCGCGCGCCCTGATTGCCTTCGCGTCGAATTTCGGCGCAGGCGGGGTCAGGGCGGAATGCAGCGGCGCGCGCATCGCGTCCAGTTTTGATAAATATTCGCGGGTTTCGCGGTCTTTCTGCCGTTTTTCTTCTTCGCTCCGCGCGGTTTTTGCCGCCGCCGCTTCAAATTTCCGCCGCGTTTCGTCCGACATATAGGCCAGCTCTTCGATGGTTCGGATGTCGGTCATATCCTTTTCGTACTCCTGCCGCATTTCCGCGCCGATGCCGTCTGAAACCTCATAGGCCGCCGATTGCACGCCGATGCCGCGTTTCCACATCAACCATTCGGAAACTTCAGAATTTTCAATTCCTTGCACTGTTTCGGCAGGGGTTCGACTGCCTAAAAATTGGGCAGGCTTGGCGGAAAATTCCGATTTTCTACAGTTATTGACACAAGTCCGAGCGGCGGCGTTGCCGCCGTTTTTTAGCCCCAACGTCCACGAATGCACGCGCGAAATACCGACGCGGCCGGTTTCTTTTTCGTAAACGCCCATAATGTGCGGCTGCTTCGTCTCGCCGTACCGGTTGGGCAGTGCGCCTTCTTCTTTGTACAAGCCCAGGCGGCAGTCTTCGCGCGAAGCGGCTTCCCCGCCCAAAAGGATGGTAAAGCGCGCCCAGTCGCCCATGTCGGCGGCGTGTTGCGCCAGCATTAAAAGGTCGTCGGACGCATCCGGCGCGATGCGGCGCAATTCCCGCCACAGGGTTACGGGTACGCCGCCGATTTGTTGGAATTGGCGGATGCCGTGGTGCGATGCCCACGCGTCCACGCGCTCCGAGGTTTCGGTCATGCTCATCAATGCGTCCGATTCATAGTCCGCGCCCAGGCTTTGCCCGAATTGGTCGCGGCCGTCGATGTTTTTTGCGATATATTTCGCGATGTAGCCCGCCGCCGTGCCGCGCGCCCAGTTGATGGCTTCAAAGTCCACACGGGCGCGGGCGGGCGATTGCCGCCAAAATTTAAAATGCTTGTTTTTCCAAAACCGCGCCTCGGTTTTCAGGGTTGCGGCGATGGCCGCCAGCGTCGGGGCTTTGCCCTTTTTCGCGCGGATTCGCGCCTTTAAGCGCCTGGCTTCGCCCATTGCCTCTTTTTTTGTAGCAAAATATTTAAGCCCCAATTCTTCGCGGTCTTCGCGGCAGGCGTGTTTGGCAACGATGCGGCGGAAAGCGAGGCGATGCCGCTCTTCCATAAACAGCAGCCCGTGCCAGTGCGGCGTGCCGTCGTGGTGCGGCTCGGCGACGCGGAATCCGTAAACTTGGATACCCGCCTTTTTCAATTCGGCGCGGATGCGCGACCATACCTTATTCATATACGCCTGCGCTTCAGACGGCGTTTCGCCGCTAAATTTTTCGTTCGGTTTGCCGTAATGGTGCATCTTGTGCATACGCGACGGGCAGGTCATCGTGAAAAACTCGCCGCTGTGTCCTTTCAGCCGCGCGATTTCTTCAAAACCGCGTATCCGCACCATCAATTCGGCGCGTTTCAGTGCGGGGTTTGACACGCTCTTCGCGCCCAATTCTTCCAGCGTGAATTCTTGCCCCAATTCGTTTATTGCCGTCATGGTTTGCAGCATTGCCGCGTTGCGCCGTTTTTGACGGCGGCGGCGTTTTACCGCGTCGTCGGATGCGTAAAGCCCCGATTGGCGGGACACGAAGCCCGCCTCGCGGCGGTAGCGTTCGGCGGCGCGGGCGAAGATGCGGCGAAGCTGTCCGCGCCAAAATTTTTCATCTTTCAGGCGGTATCCGATGCCTTCTTCTTCGATGCCTTTAAATATTTTTTCGGCATTGATGCCGTATTCTTCCGCCGCATACCCCGCCAAAGATTCCACGTTCCAGCCGATGCGGTTTTTAAAGCGCATCTCTTCGGCGGCGTTTTCGGCAAGGGTGCGGATGTCCTCTTCCGTCGCATTGATGCCCGTGTCGCGGACGGCGGCGGGCAGGCTTTGCAATACGCCGAGCAAAACCGACAGGTTCGCCTCGGCGGCTTCGCGGGCTTTGGCGGCGGCGCGGCGGGCGCAATAACGCACCACGTCGCCCTCGAACATCGCGCGGGCGTGCGCCATTGCGCTGCCGCCCAATCCGGCGGCTTTGGCTTGCAAGCCGGGCGGAACAAGTCTGAGCAGCCACGCGCCCGCCGCGTATTCGCGCGGCGTTGCCGTGTCTGTCAGGTTTGATGCCGTTGCCGCCATTTCGCGCCGCCTTGTCCGTTATCTCAAAGATTCGCAAACGGAAACATCGGGGATTTCCGCGTCGCCGCGCGTGTAGTCGAAGCCCGGCTCGCCCCATTTTGCGTCCACTTCGTTGACGATTTCGGTCAGCGTCTGCGGCTCGCGGTATTGCGGTTGCGCCTGCGCCTCCGTCGCGTCGGTCATCAGCCAATGCGCGGCGAGTACGAGTGCGCCGAGAATGAAATAACGAAGTCGGATATACATTTTTTTAAATCTCTGTCGGTTGGTTTGCTTAGCTTGGCGGATTGATTTTTTCAATAACCGGCGTTGTGCCGTTTCGGCGGGCGGCGGTTTGCGCGGCGCGTATCAGGTCGTCAATCCGCGCCGCCTGCGTGTCTGCCTCGTAAAGCAAAACGGGCGGCAACCCCAATTCAAACACCACGTTTTGCCGGTTTAATTCCGTTTTGATTTTGCGGATTTCCGCCAGCAAAGCCTGCCGTTTTAAAAGCGCGTCGGCTTGGTGCGCGTCCAACAGGCGCGGCGCGGCGGCGGCATCTTCGGAAACGGGCGCGGCGGCAATCGGCTTTTTGCGCCGTTGCGCATCCATCGCGCGGGCAAGGCTTTTGCCTATGCCCCACATCGCCTTCGCCTGCGCCTTGGTCTTGTAAAACCTGACGGTCTGCGGACAAACCTTCCAGCTTGGTATATTCATCGCCATTCCTTTAAATCAGTTCCTTTTGCTCCGTCTCGCCTTCGTGGGCGGCGATTTCCTCCGCCGACATGGCCGGCGGAATCAGCGCGGGGTCTTGATACATCGGCGAGGGCGGCGACACGGTGCGGATGACTTCGGTTGCGGCGATGCCCGTCCAGCCGCACGCCGAATTGAGACACTGGACGGAACTGTGCCGGCTGCGGTCGGTCATCCTGCGGCTTGCCGTTACCTTGCATCTGCTGCCGCAACATGGGCAGTTGATTTGCACGCGCATATTGCCGCGCTCCGCCTTGGTGATACTCCTGCGGTTCATCGCTTCCCCTTTATGCCGTGCGGCGGGCGTAAATACTCATCCCGCCGTCTTGGCGGCGGTAGGTCGCCGTTACCTTGATGTCGGCATACCGCCTCAAGGGGCGGCCGCTGCGGAATGCCTCGGCTTCGCCGTCGGTCAGGCGGACGCGCTCGCCCGTTTTTTCGATAATCAATTCATTCACAACCATTTTTATTGCTCCTTGCTTTTGTGTTTGCCGTCTGTCCGGCGGGTCAAGCGTCTTTCCGCGCCGATGCCGTCAGGCTTGAACTTGAGGCTCGGCAACCCAAAGGGCGGGTTGAAGTCGATGTGATTTAATCCAAATCCTTTAATTTCGATTCCAACTCTCGGAGTTTCGGCTTGAATTCTTTGGGAATCTTGCCGAAGTGCAGGCGGTTCAGCCGTTTCAGCTCTTTCAAAATTTCGCGGTTTACTTTGGCGATGCCGCCGTGTTGTTCGGCGTTTTCCGCCATCTTCACGCCCGCCGCATAGGTCTGCGCCTTCAGCTTTTCCCAGTCTTGCACGGTAACGATGCCGTGCTTGATTGCGCGTTTTTGCCATTTCTTTAGCTTCATGTTTTTTCCTTTGAATCAACGGCGGATGCCGTCTGAAATTTGTTTATATTGATTAGGAAACTTGACTTTTAAAAAGTTCATTTGCGCTTTCGGTATCCCGTTTTTTTGCCATTGGGAAACCGCCCCACGCGTTATTCCACATACATCTGCCACGGCAGAAACTCCGCCTAGCAATTGGATAAATTTTATTTGGTCTTCCTTTTTCATCTGTCCCTCTTTTCTAAAGTTTAGAATACTATACCAATTTGGTTTAGTATCTGTCAAGTAAACTATACTATTTTTAGTTTAGAATCTTAAACAGACACTGTTTTTATTAAATATTTTTATTTGGAATATAAAAATGGCGTTAAAAGAGAGGCTTCAGGCGTTGATGTCTGAATACAACTTGAGTACCCAACAAGAACTGGCAGACTTCGCCGGTGTCTCTAAAGGGTTGGTCGGGCAGTGGTTTAACGGTCAAACTGGACTAGGACGGAAACCCCTTGTTGCATTTGAAAAAAAAACGAATTTCTCCCCTCGTTGGTTGGCTGACGGGTACGGTGAGAAATACAAGAATCAAACCGTACTTGATAGGCTTTCAGACGGTATTGCCGACGGTATCGCGTTCGAGCTTTTAAACGTCCAAGCCGCCGCGGGCGTGGGCTACTTTAACGACGACTTCCCCGAGCCGCTTTCCCGCCTTGTGTTTTCCGAACACTGGGTGCGTGAGCATTTGGGCGGCACGGGCAAGGGCGTTAAGCTGATTTCGGTTAAGGGCGATTCGATGTCGCCCACTTTCAACCACGGCGATTTTTTATTTGTGGATACCGCCGCCGACTTTTACAACGGCGAGGGCGTGTACGTCTTCGCCGCTGCCGGGGAGCTTCGCGTGAAACGGTTGCAATCGTCGGTGCGTGGCGGGATGAACGTGATCAGCGACAACCGCAATTACAACGCGGAATACCTGCCGCCCGACGATTGGGCGGCGGTCAAGGTGTGCGGCAGGGTCGTGTACCGCTTGGCGGGCGAGAGGGTGTGAGATTGGAATTTATGGCCGCCGCGCAACGGCGCCCGGAATCAGATTAATTAACAGGAGTTTTAAATATGCTTATGCTTATTTTAGCCGGCGGTTTGGTTTTGTTAGGATGCCTGGCATCATTCGGTGGATTTCTCGGCGTTATCTCGCCAAAATTGATGCGCGATAGGAAAACCGGAAAAATCAATACGCGCCGCAAAAACGCGGCAGTAATGGTTGTCGGGATGTTTTTATTTATGTTGGGTGTCGGAATAATCGCTGCCGACAACCCCGGAAGCGGACAGGCTGAAACTGTTTCAGCCAAGCCCGAGGCGGCGGCTTCCCAATCTGAAACCGACGGCGGACAGGCTAAAGCCGGTCAAGCAGAATCAGATCAGACTCGCAAAGATATGGCTATCAGCTTTGAGGAGCTGCGTCAGCGTATCAACCGGCAGATGTCGCTTTTGGACAAGCCCAAAACCAAGCCTATCCCTAAAACCGCCAAGCCTTGGGGAGATAAGGACTCCGTAAACTTCACTTACCAGTTTGATGCTTCTAAAAATATCAGCATTCTGATTTCGGCGAACCCTGAAAACAACAAACCGCGCGGAATAATTGTGTTTGCCGCGCCCGAACCTGGCAGCGATGGTGTCGATTTACTGGCATTGTTTGCAAAAGCTATCGCTATTCAGACAGCACCGATTGCCGACGGCAGCAGGGAAAATAAGGAAACTGGAGCGAAGATTTTAAAAATGGCCACCAAATTGGCAGGAGAATTCGCGGAGAATCCTGAAAAACAAGCCAAGGATTTCCTCGTAAAAGACGGCTTCAAGTATGGTGTTGCCCTCACGCCGGGAATGCCTTTTATGTTTACCGTTGAGGTGGAAGAATAGATTTAATTCTATTAAATAAACGGCAAATTAATTACCTTTGGTTTCAAAGGTTTATTAAATTTGCCGTTTTTTGTTTAAAAAAGTGCTTGTGATACATCATTTAATGATGTAATATACACACATGGACAGACAACAAGCCTGCCACCGACACCTTGACGGATTCAAGGATAAACGAAAGGATTTCAAAATGTTCAAACGCGCTATTATCTTCACTTCTTTCAACGGCTTTGAAAAAGTTTCTCGAACTGAAAAACGCCGCCTTGCCAAAATCATCAATTCTCGAGTTTCCATCACCAACGAACACTTGAAGCCAAAGACACCAACGCATCGCTTGACGGTCAATACCGCGCTTTCTTGTTCAACGACGAATCGCCCGCGATGACCGAATTTCTGGCAAAACTGAAAGCCTTTG